TTTTAATATTAAGAAATTATTGATTATCTCAATTCTCTCAAGTCAAATGTACGAACACCATCAACTGTGATTCTCGCGTAGAAACGGTTATTAACCATTTTCTTAGCGTATCTCGTCATTATACCTTTGATTGGTGTAAAGTTGAATGGGTTATACATTGTTGGAGTTAATTGTAGAGGTACATACGGTGCGTAGATGTAACCTGTGTCTAACAATGATGTTCCTTTATGACCCAACAATACTGTGTTTGGTGGGAAGTAAGGGTCACGGTAAACTTGGTAACGACCTGCTAATGTACCAACTCTTTCAATACCCATGTTGTATTGGTCTTGCTCAGGAGACGCGTTAGATACGTGGAAGTATTCTAAATCGTCAAAGATAGCTGAAACCTCAGAAGAAACAACAATCCAGTTAGCTCCACCTCTCAATGTAGATTTGTGGATTTGTGCTGACAATTGGTTGATTGCTGTAATCAAAGTTTGGTTCCAATCTTTTTGAGTGTAAGAAGTTGTTAAACCGTTAACTCTTCTCCATCCGTTGTAATCCCAACGTAAGTTCCAAGCCGCACCTTTACGTAAGTCACGTAAGATTTCACGGTCAATTTCCGCAGCGATTTGTTCAGACAATAAAGCTGTTAATTCAGCCTCAGCATCAATGTTATGGAATGCTGCAACGTCTTGAGCTAATTCAGGAGACCATTGTGCTCTTAGTTTTCTTTCAGTTACAGAAACTGTTACAGATTCTAAATCGAAAGATACCTCACCAATTTTGTCTTCAAATTCTAACTCAGCATATCTTTTAAATACTGCTACGAATGAAGTTGTTGTTGCCGCTGATGTAATTGTTGTACCTGTGTAACCATCTAAAGTATCAGCACCACATCCAACACATGCAGGACAAGATAAATCAACTTCTAAATAGATAACACCTGTTGCGTCACAGATATCGTAGAATGAACCACCGTTACTGTTACCAGTACCTGTTCCAAATGTTGTGTTAACTTTACTACCGTATTGAACAATTCCTTTACCGTATTGTTGAGTAACAACTCTAAATAATAAAGGTGTACTTGCAGCTACTGAACAAGCTGAACCTGAGAAAACTGATAATCCAGACCCTTTAGTGATAACTAAGTCAGATAAGAAAGTTTCTGTATCCATTTCGTGACCATCAGGACCGATTAATTTACCTTCACCAACTGAAGAGAAACCTGATATTTTGATAATCACTTTTCTTACAGTAGCGTTATCTAATTCAGTTGTTTCATCAACTAATTCAGAACCACTCCAAACTTGTACTCTTGTAGACGCAGTTACCGCAGTCCAAGCACCTTTAGAATAGTCGAATAAACCTGCTGGGTCTAAACTTGGTTCAGAACCTTCATAGAATAAATCGTAAAGATTTTTACCGTAAGCATCAGCTCCACTATATCCTGAATTAACGTCAGTCGTTGACCCAGGTGCACCGATTGGTTGGAAGTGTTGACCACCATTTGCAGTTGCTCCGTTGTATCCTTGAATTTTAGGAACAAAGAAGAACAATTTACCAATTGGTAAGTTCATTGCTTGAACTGAAACGATATCGTTAGCTAATAATTTTGAGAATACTCTTCTCACGATTGGGAAAACTACAGTTTCAAACGCTCCGTTTGAACCTTCTGAAGTTGCCTCGTTGATTAAGAAAGACGCTTGGTTTTCATATAGCTGAGCTACGTTTTCTTTCAAGTGACCTCTTAATTCGTCTAAGAAACCTAATTTGTCCCATTTGTTGATTGTATCTTCTTTGATAACTTTTAAGTGTTTTAAACCGATGTTACCAACAAGACCTGATTCTAATAATGCACCCATTGTGATTTTTTTGTTTTTATTTGTTTTTAGTTTATTTTTTATTTAATTTTACTCATCAAATCTTTCATTCGTAAGAATTGTGGATTTTCATAAGTTTTTGATTCAATCAAATTAATCGCTGAATCTGTAGAAGGTGAGTTATCAATTTTTCTTTCGATTGATTCGTTAATTGGTTTGCTTGAATTATCTTTATTTAATTCTTGCTTAATTGATTGATATAGATTTTTAGATTCTTTAATAGTTTCTACTGAATCAAACGTTTTAAGATATTTATTTTTTCTTGTTTAGTTGTCGTGTGTTCAGTAAACAAACGAGTAGCGTATGCTAAGTTTGAGTTGAAAACTGCAACTTCATTTAATTTATCTCTAAATACGTTCAATGCGTTTCTATATTCATTATTTTTTTCACGTAATAGTTCAAGTTCTACCTCTGTTGATTCTGTTCTAAGATGTCTTGGTGCTGCTTTTGGTTTGTCCAATCCATTTTTACCAAATCTTCTACCTGCCCCTAATGTTCTTGATGCTTCACTTGTTTCACCACCTCTTTTAGTAGACTTTGGTTTAATTTTAAACTCACCGTCTAAATTTTCACCATCTTTATAAGAAAATTTAGGTTTACCTGTACCCATAGTTTTGTTAGGTGATTTTTTAACTGTTTTAAATCCACCATCTTG